CGGCTATCGAAGCGGCTGCACCAGTGATTCACAAGATTGCCGAGAATGCACCGACTGTCGAAGCTGCGGCCAAGGCTGTCAGTGATTTGACGAAGCCCGCAGTGTCCTAAATTTGTATGTGTTTTTCTGACACATCATGATTGGATGCGCCTTGTGTGGCAAGATCAATGTACCGGTCGGACATCGTTGCAATGACCCTGACGAACAGCCGGTACATCCTGTATTGGAAGTGTTCAGTGCAGAGAAGCGGGAACCGGTGAAGCGCAAGCTTCCGGTCGATCCTTGGGCTAACCTATTCAACAAGCGGTAGAAACGAAAAAGGGACCATCGTGGTCCCTTTGTTCTATACAGTCCTACATGTGAAGCCTTTGTGCGCTTTCAGTTTGCCTTTCGCAACTGATGACATGTGGCATGACACTAGATTGTGACGTTTGCAGAAGTCCTTCATGTTCTTGATTTGTTCTTCCGTTCCGTCCGGGTGAACCACGATCCAATCACGTGATCGACTATCCGACATCTTGGTTCGGGCTTCTGACGATACACCACGACCTTTGCGTGTGGCCGACATCTCTGCACGTATCTCTTCGGTGTGCTTACGACCTGTAGCACGCTTCGACATCACGGCCTTGGATTCATCCGTGTGGCTGTAACCTAGCGTGCCTTCCCCGCCAGTGGTGACGTTGTACCCATTGTTGATCGTATCGTATTCCTGAATGAAATGGGGTTCCATCACATTCAGCGTGTGTTCACCATCCTTGGATTGATACAGGATCGTGAAGGCGAACTGATCCACACCGTACTTGTTCAAAGCACGATGGATGTGTGACTGCTGTTTTGTCTTGGGATTCTTGCTGACGTAGATGTGTCGCTTCCAGCGTACATCTGGTCGATTTGATGTAAAGCCCACATAGGCTTTGGATGTGACAAGATTCTCAATCTTGTAGATTGAATAAATAGTCATGCTGAAACTCCGCGTAGTTTTAGATTCAGTGGGGACGGCAATCCCGCGACTGATCCAAATATTTAGTAAAACGGAGATTTTCAGATGGCGTTGGTACAACTGAACTCGTTCGACACGCTGGCAACCTACTGTCTACAGAAGTTGGGCGCACCAGTGATCGACATTCATCTGGCTGATGAACAAATCGCAAACCGCATTAGCGACGCTTTTCAATTTTTTCGTGAGTTTCATGGGGACGCCACTGACCGGATGTTTCTCAAACACGTTGTGATGGACAACCAGATCACGGTTCCGTCAGCGACATCGTTCAAGCTTGGTGAAACTGTCACCGGTTCGGTGTCCGGTACAACGGCACAAATCACGGCTATCTCGCAAGGGCTGCTACAGGTCAACACACCGGCTGGTAGCGGCTTTGTCGCATCTGAACAAATCACTGGTGGTGAGAGTGGCGCGAATGGCGTCATTGGCACATACACGACTGGTGACATCGACAATGGCTTCATTCCGGTTGGTCCGGGTGTGGTCAGTGTGGTGAACGTGTTCCCGATTGCGGGCGGTGCGACATCGAATAGTCAGTTCTCCGCAGCGTATCAGATCAAGGTCAATGACATCTACAACTTCCAGTCATCGCAAGGATCACTGGCAACGAGTGGTCTGGCCTACTACGAAGAGACGAAAGAATACCTGAACACGATGGATAGTGTTCTGGTCGGTCAGCAAATCTTCCGCTACAACCCGAAGATGGGACGCCTGTACATCGATTTCGACTGGCGCAACAATCTCGCACCGGGTGACTTCATTCTGGCCGACTGCTACGGCATTGTCGATGAAGAAGTCTACCAAATGATTTGGGATGACCGGATGCTGAAGAAGCTTGCCACGGCCTACCTGAAGGAACAGTGGGGCAACAACCTAAAGCTGTACGGCGGCGTGCAACTGCCCGGTGGTATCACGGTGCAAGGGCAGCAAATCTACGATGAAGCAGTAGCCGAAATCGAGAAGATCGAAGACCAGATTCGCGACATCTACCAAGAACCTGTCGGCTTCCTAGTGGGGTAAGCGATGGCAGTCAATTTCTATTTCCAGAACGGTATTCCTGAGAACTTCACGAATACCCAACGGATGATCGAAGCACTGACCATCCAAGCCATCCAGATCGGCGGCATGGATACGTACTACATTCCGCGCCATCTGGTACAGGGTGACATCGATCCCATCTTCACCGAAGACCGTCTCGCCAAGTACGAGAATGCGTACCGGTTGGAGATGTACCTAGAGAACGTAGCAGGGTTTGAAGGTGATGGCGCACTGATGTCCAAGTTCGGCATCGAGATTCAGGATTCCTGTACGTTCGTGGTTGCACGGTCACGTTGGGAAGCAGAAGTCGGTCGCACAGGTACAACCATGCTACCGCGTCCGGTTGAAGGCGATCTTGTCTATCTGCCACTCACGAAGTCATTCTTTGAAATCAAGAAGGTGAACGCGACCAATCCGTTCTACCAACTTGGCAAACTGTTCACATACCGTCTGGAATGCGAACTGTTTGAATTCTCGCACGAACAATTCAGCACTGGTCTGGAAGAGATTGATTCGTTGTCCGACGAACTGTCGATGGCCGATCAGGACTACTTCATCTACACGGAGAATGGTTTCGCATTGGTGACTGAAGGCGGCGATCACATCCTGCAAGAGTTCACGTTCACCCAGAACGACCCGGCTGCACAGAACGATGCGTTCACGGCACAGGAAGAAGTCGTCCTGAATTTTGACGAGAACAACCCATTCGGTGAGATTGACCATGCTTAACAGTCAGCAAACCTTCTACAACAAGACGACTGAAAAGGCGGTCATTGCGTTCGGCAACATGTTCAATAATGTGTACATCGAACGCTATGACGCCGACAACAAGTTGCAGCGTCGCATTCGAGTGCCGATCAGCTATGCACCCAAGGACAAGTTCTTGGCCCGCATGGAACAGCAGCCGAATGTGGACGAACAGCGCGAAGAACTGACGCTTCCCCGACTGGCCTTCGAGATTACCGGAATCCAGTACGACCCGACGCGTCAGATGAACGCGATGCAGGGCTTCAAGGCGTTCAATCAGGGCACATTGCAGTCAGTATCCAACCCTGTCCCATACAACCTGAAGATGGCCCTGTATGCAGTCGCCAAGACGCAAGGCGATGCACTCATGATGATGGAACAGATTCTACCGGTGTTCACGCCGCATTACACGCTGACGATGAACGCCATGCCGCAACTGAATCTGAAGAACGATCTACCAATCACGCTCGATGGAGTGTCGCTGGAAGACTCGTTCGACGCACCGAAGTTCGAAGAGCGCCGTCAAGTGATGGTGTCCTTCGAATTCACGATCCAACTGAACTACTTCGGCTACACGGACGGCACGAAGGGCATCATCAAGGACGTACAGGTGGACTTCTACTCTGCGCCGGATATGACAGACAGTGAAGCACTCGAAGGCGTTGAAGTTCAGGTATCCCCACTGAACGCCAACCAAGGTGATCCGTACACCATCATAACAACGATTGAAGGTTTCAACGGTAATGACTAACGAACTGACCGTAGCTGCACAGCAGATGCAGAACGCGTTCAAGGATTTGGACGCAACCTTCGGCACTGAAGGCGAGAACGCACTGGCCGTGATTGAACCACGCCAGCTTGTCGTGCAGCCGGTCATCGAAGATCGGCCTGTCAGTGTTGAAGACCGACAAAACGACATCGCCGTGGTGCGGGAAACGCTGCACCGCGTGATGTCGAAGAGTGAAGATGCGCTGGACATCATCTTGCAACTGGCCCGCCAGTCGGAACACCCGCGTGCGTTCGAAGTGGTTGGTCAGATGGTCAAGAATGTGTCCGATGTAGCGTCACAGATTGTGGACCTTCACAAGAAGGTGAAGGACATCGAGAAGCCGACAGAGAACCCGCGTGAAGCGGCCCTGAACGGCGGCAACCACATCGAGAACCAGAACAACATCGTCTTCACCGGTACGGCAGAAGACCTGTTGGATGCGATGGCTGCAAAGCGCGAGAAAGACGCGGGTATGGTGATCGAGAATGGTAGCTAAACTCATTTTGCGTGACCACGTTCGGGGCAACAAGAAGATTCGCCCCGATGGCTGGAAACATCCGTACACCGAATGGGAACTCGAAGAATTCCAGAAGTGTGCGGCAGACCCGATCTACTTCATCCGCAACTACGTGAAGATCATCTCGCTGGACAAGGGCATTATCAACTTTGATATGTTCCCGTTTCAGGAGAAGTACATCCGCATGTTGCTTGAAAACCGGAAGTCCATCTGTAAGTTGTTTCGCCAAGGCGGCAAGACGACTTGCACGGCTGCGGCTATCTGCTGGTACATCATCTTCAACAAGAACAAGAACGTCGCAGTGCTTGCCAACAAGTCGAAAGGCGCTCGCGAAATCTTGGCACGTATCAAGCTGATGTACGAAGAACTTCCGCAATTCTTGAAGCATGGTGTGCGGGAGTGGAACAAGGGTTTCATTCAGCTATCGAACGGTTCGAAGGTCACGGCTGACGCAACGTCTGCGAACGCAGCGCGGGGTAGTTCGTTGAACTGGCTATACCTTGACGAATACGCGTTCGTGGGCGGCAACATTGCCGACGAATTCTTCACGTCCGTGTTCCCTACGCTGTCATCTGGTAAGACGACGAAGATCAGTATCACATCGACGCCGATTGGTTACAACCACTTCTGGAAGATGTGGGACGAAGCCGAGAAAGGTATCAATGGCTTCCAGACCTTCACGGCTGACTATTGGGAACGTCCGGGCTATGACGAACAGTGGGCGGCAGATCAACGCCGTGTGCTTGGTGACTTGAAGTTCCGACAGGAAATCTTGATGGCCTTCCTTGGGTCATCGAACACCCTGATCGCGGGCGACTTCATCGCCAAGATGACGCCATACGAGTACATCTTCGAGAACGATGACGGGCTTGATGTCATCGAAGCGCCGACACCGGGCCACACCTATGTCGGCATCGTGGACACGTCGCGGGGTGTTGGCGGTGACTCGTCTGTAGTCACGATGATCGACATCACTGAAGTTCCGTACAAGCTTGTCGCCAAGTACAAGTCCAATACAGTGCATCCGATGTTGTTCTCTACTATCTGTTACAAGATGGGGAAGGACTACAACGATGCGTTCCTGTTGGTCGAAATCAATGACAACGGCCAGTCGATCAGTGATGCACTGATGCACGACATGGAATACGAGAACCTTCTATGGGTCAGCAAGGGCAAAGGTGGTCAGCAAGTCTCTTCCGGGTTTGGCCGGTCTGGTGCAACGGTTCAATCCGGTGTCCGAACTGACAAGCTTGTGAAACGTGTTGGATGTTCCACGCTGAAGACCCTGATCGAAGAAAACAAGCTGCTGGTCAATGACCGCGACTTCATTCAAGAGTTTTCGACGTTCACGGAAATCAAGGGTTCATTCGCGGCAGACGTGGGTTATCACGACGACCTTGTGATGACACTGGTGCTGTTCGCATGGCTGACCAATTCACCGTACTTCAAGGAACTGACCAACGTCAACCTTCGTACAACGATCTATCAACAGCGGATCGAAGAGATTGAAGCCCATTTGACGCCATTCGGCATTCGCGACAACCACATCGATCAGGAACAGGAAATCGAAGTGATTGATCGAGACGTGTGGATGGTCGAAGACGCCGACCGAACGAAAGACTTCTTCCGACGCACTATGCAGGTTGGAGAATGGCCGGGAATGTACACAAACCGTTGAGTTTGTCAAGCACTTTCTGAAAAGTCCATTTTCGCTAAATAGTAAGTCACAAGAGATATGAAGGGCATCCCCATCTCGGTGTGATGCCCTTTTCTAATTTTAGGAGAACTGCATGTTTATGCTCTCACCGGGCGTCAACGTACAAGAGTACGATGCGACCAATATTGTGCCCGCTGTCGCAACTACGGCGGGTGGTTTTGCAGGGACGTTTCAGTGGGGTCCGGTCGAACAGATCACGACCGTCGATTCCGAAACGACTCTGGCTAATGTGTTTGAAGGCCCGAATGACAACACTGCGGTTTCGTTCTTCACGGCTGCGAACTTCTTGGGCTATGGCAACAACCTGCAAGTGGTTCGCGTTGTCGGCCACAATGC